AACACCTGTTGGAGTGTAATTTTCATCTGGATTGTCCGTAAAAAATAAATACACAACACTGTTAACTTCATCTGGTAATTGGCCTATGCATTTTAAATTGCTAATTCCCGTAGTAGTTTGAAAGCTTTGTATTGAAGCATTTCCTAATATATTTTCTACGTTACCTACTTCCGATCCTTCAGATTTACTAACTTGAACATTAAGCGCATCTCTGTATTCACCGTTAGGCACTATACGAGCATCCAAGTCTTTATTCATCTTGGATTTTAAAAAAGTATTTTGAACTTTAGCCATTAAATTTTAGTGTTTAATCCATTTAGATTTACCTCTCATAACTTGAACAATTTCATCAAGCTTGATATTTGATAATCTTATTTTTGTATTTCTTAATTTAGCTCTTCTGTCTTTTTGTAATCTTTGAACTAAATATTCTTGTTGCCCAGACCTTGTAGATACTATAGAATGCAGTATGGACGCGTATAAAGCATCTTCTGCTAACTTAGGTACTTTAGTATCCAAGTCATAACCCAAGCCGTCAGAGATGTATTCTAACACAATAAGCTTTCCGGCTAAATTGCTAGAAAAAGACATTTTACCTTCTCTTTCATCCATGTTAAACCAGCCGTTCATTTGAGATGTTTGAGGGTCTAAACCATATTGTCTTCCCCAATTCCAGCTACCTTCAAAGCCATAAGCATTTTGAAAGTCCACGGCTTCATCTATATTGTTGATTAGCTGACCGTTTATTAAACCGTCATTAGCGCTTTTCCATCTTTCAACCGTAAGAGAAGTTCCTTCTATATTCTCTCCAAAGTTATCTTGAGTTGGTTCGCCTACTTGATCTTGAATAGGTGTTTCAAAAGGAGCTATAGTTAAATTGTTTGCTGGGTATATAATTCTTTTTACACCCAATTGATCTATCCAAGATACTCTTACATAGTTAACATAGTCTTGAGGTAGTATAACGCTTAAGCTAGCTGGTATACTCAGCTCTTGAGAATGAATACTTTTTAAAGTGTCATAACTAAATTCTTGCAAACTTCTTTTTGCAAAAAACAATACATCAGATTTTTTAGCGTTTTGTATTAGTTTGCCATCACCTACATAGCCAACCATAAAGTTGTCTATAGCATCTGTTAATTTTATATATTCATAGCTTCCGTAATTATCTTCCACGGTATCTCCGTAAGCTTTTTCAGCTTCTGTTTGGCCATACTTACCTCCGCTTAATACTTTTAATTGCACAACAACAAAAGTTCCGGCTGTTAAAGCGGCGTCAATATTTATAATATTATTTGAAACAGAATAAGCTAATAAGTATTCTGCATAAGTTTGTGGCAACCCAGTTGCGCTTGTATATACTTTAAAGTTGTTTAAAGCATAATTAGCATTAGCTGGATTCCAATCACCAAATATTAAGTCCGTATCAAAAGTAGTTGAAAATGTTTCATTAATTGCTCCAGTTGCAGATAAAAATCCTTGGGCTCCTTGGTAATATTGTTGATTTGTTTCAGTTATTAAACCCATCTGTTACTATGATTTTTCGTTAATTGATGCCTGCTGAGCTTCTTGAGCTGCGGCTTGTATAATTGTAGGATCATTTATTATAATTCCACAGTATTTTAAAATATTTATTACTAAATTATTTTGCTCAGAAATATCTAATTGAAAATCTACTGAATTTGCAGCGCTATTTAAGTATTGGCCTAAGGCTCCTACAAAAAACCCCCATCTTGGAGGGATAGGCTTAAATATACAATTAACTAATAAAGTATCGGGGTTAGGGTTAACTGATAAAGCTAGTGTATTTAATACATTTGTTTTAAAGCATAAAGGATATTGCCTTGTGGGTGCAGTTAATTTTGATCTTATTAATTTATTATAATCTTTTTTACTAGCCAATTGAGTTATAGAATTTTGATTAGTATCACTTACGGAAGGAGGCTGTGAAGTAGAATTATCACTATTGTACTGCGATATAATATCTCCTATTAAATATATTTGACCAATTAAACCTTCGTCGTTAGGGTCAGTGTATTGCCAAACAAAATTAGCCGTGTCATAAACAAAACTAACTTCATTTTCAAAAGGATATAATCTATAGTCAATATTTTTAAATACATTAAAAAACTCTGTATCGTTTTGTGTATTGTTTTGATTTTGACGATTTAATTGATTACCGTCTGGAAAATATGATTGAAATATCTCATCTTGCACTTGATCTGCTAAGCTATTAAATTCAGCAGGTGTTATATAACCTCTTTGTTCTTTGTTTATAATATACAAGACTGTTTGATATACTGTATTTATATTTACCGCCATTTTTTATTGTGTTATAATATAGGGCCCGAGTAAACGAGCCCTGTATTAATATTACTTGTTTTTATAGTTTTTTATCTATAGACTTATAGATTTCTACTCCTTCATCTGTTTTTAAGAAAGCTGCAAATGCTGAGTAAGGGTTTTCGTCAAAAGGAACGTTCATTAATTTTCTACCAGTTGATACCCACATAAACGTACGTTGATCTTGTGATAGGCTTATAATACCAACTTCTTGCGCTCTAATAGCAAAGTTTCTTAATTGAACATTTTCATCATTAGCTAAGTTAATAAACAATGCAGGATTGCTTCTAGCAAACAATAGTAAGTCTCTTTTAAGTTCTTTAGAACTCATTTCATTTACTTTAGAACCTATTTCAACTCTTAGTATAGCCTCTGCTTGATCTACATCTATACTTCTAGCTGCGTTCATAGCGTCTATTTGAAGGTCTAATATCTGTAATTGATCCACAGCTTCTTCTTTAGCACTAAACTCGTCATATAATTTACCCTTTAAAGGATGATATATTGATAGCAGTTTTTGTAAATTTTGTTGTTCTTTCTTTACAGTTAAAGATCCTTTTTGAAACCTAATATGCCCCATTGTAACCTCGCCTTTTTGCTCATCAACAAGAGGCGAATCTTGATTAGTAGCATATCTTATTTCTCTTTGTTTTCCAGTTTTTAAATCAAAGTATAACAACGCATGTTTCCTTGTATGTTTACCAGGAATTGTCAATGTTAAAGGGTTTTTACTACCTGTTAAATAGTAAACTCTATCTTTAATTTCCCACTTTGGTTTTGCGGGTTTTACTGGAGTAGCAACTTTTGTTACCACTTCTTCTTGAGGTGCAACCTCAACTTGTTGTGCTTTAGCTTGTTTAGCCATAATATAATAAAATTAAATAGTTATAAAAGTAATAATTACCCCTGTCAGTACAACAAGGGTAAGAATTACATTAATGTTGAATCAATTAGATTCCTTTAAATAATACAAAGTTGTTAGCAGCTTGAGTTACTAAACATCTTTCAGATAGGAAGTTTACTTCCATAGCATCAAGAGTTGAAGTAAATGCACCACCAGCAGAACCAGTTAACCAAGACTTCATACGTCTGTCATCAGATTGTGAAGCTCTGTAACGTACGTGTAAGAATGGTCGACGGATATTAGTTCCTAAGATCTGATCGTAAACTGTAGAAGTTCCAGCTGGTACTAATACACCTTCAACTGAATTAATACCGTTGATTCCTCCACGAGTAGAAGCGTCATTTAAGTATTTCCAATCAGTCTTATAGAAATCGTAAGACCCTCTACGGAATCCGCTAAATCCTAAGTTTAAAGCCATTTCTTCAGAATTTTCAAATAATCCAAAAGCAGTACCTCCAGCGAATCCACCAGAAATAGAAGCTAACATATCGTCAAAATCAAGAGATGTTTGTCTTTGTAAAAATAACATGTTTTCTTCAATTGCTCCTTGAGTATCTAAATTTTTAAGGATAGCATCAAATTCGTCAAGTCCAGCGGCAGCAGTAAATCCTACTTCTACATTTCCACGAGATTGAATAGCAGAAAATAAACCTTCAGATCCTGGAATAAGACTAGAACCAACTCCTACGCCAGGAGCAATTTGATTGTATTCACTTTCAATCATTGACATTTCTAAGTAATCTTCAAAACGTAAACGAGTTTCAGATTCAGCTTTTAAATACCATAAATATCCAGATGTTCCATCTTCAGTTGCAACTTCAACCCATCCAATTTGTGCCATATCAGATCCAGATACTACGTACTGGCTTCTTAATATAATTGGTGAATTAGAATATTGAGTAAGTTGTGGCTCAACAGAAATTCTAGGCTGAGTTCCAGCGGCTACTGTACCACCGTTAACCATACTAGTTCCTTTTGAATAAGAAGAACCATACACAAATACTTTTACAGAACCACTTGTGTAACCGGCAAATCCAAGATTGTCAAATGTTACAACAGTAATGTCACCATCAACTGCAGCTGCATTTTGAGTAGAAACCGTAACAATACCTTTTGTTTCTGCACCTGTAACAGTGTCTAAAATAACAACAGTGTCATTTACAGATATAACATTTTGCACAGCAGGGGATCCAGCAATTGGAGCTACTCTAATTACTCCAGCGGCTATCCCGCCTGCAACACCTTGGATACAATTGTCATAGGAAATGTGTAATCTATTTTGTTCTGACCAAATTACTTGATCACTTGTCATTGGCATTTCAGCGCCAACCATTCTTAAGAATCCAGATAACGTACGGTTTCCGTAACGCTCTACTTCTTGTTCATAAATTTCTGGTAAGTATTGTTGAGCAAAAGTGTTTGTATCACCCGCTGCAGCACCACCGTTAAATTGTAGGTAGTTACTGTTTAAAATCTCCTGCTGTGAAGAAGGGATTAAACTACCAAATTGAGGACTTAAAGCCATAATTTTTTGTTTTTTTAGTTAAATTTTTTTGTTTTAATTTTTAGTTTTGTAGAATCAGCGCCTGAAATAGCTTTAACCTTAAATCCGTTTAAAAACACTTCTCCTTGAGTAGACCTAGCTTTGGTACTACTTAAATTTTTTGAACTGTTTACAACTTCTTTTACGGCATCCGCTTTTCCTTGCTCATAAAAATGAGCTGCAATCTTATCTACATTGTCAGCAGCGTACATAGCTTTGTGATAACCTTTTGTGTCTTTAACATTACCATCTGAGTCTAGGAACTTCCCGACAAGGTTGTTAATATTCGATTGGCTTTCTGCAACTTTATCACGATTCTGAATATTGTACTTATAGCTTTTTTCACCAACCTTAATATCGAAACCTTCGAAATTGTCGTTAAAATGTTCTTTGGTACTTTCTTTGAATCGTGCATGCTGTTGCTCAGCTTGCTCTTGCTGCTTATTATATCGGTTAAAAAAGTCCGTGGCTTTTTGTTGGTCTTGAGTAACGCCTGGTCTCAACTTGATCTCATCGTAATACTTACTCTTTGTTTCCTCTAAATAGCTTTTGGCTTTTGCAACTTCTTCTTTAAACGCAATTTTTTTCTTGCGCGCATCTCTATCTTCGTCGATATCTTCATCAATGATAAAGTCTTCTAATAACATATCAATGTCTTCGCCTTCTAAATAAGGCTTTTCTTTTTTATAATATTCTTTTAATAATGTAACATCATCCACTTGAGAGTAGTCAGCATTAAGTCTGGTATAGTCCTCTATTGTCCCGCCTGTGTCTTCCATAAAAGAAACTAGCTTTTCAATATTTTCAGGTAAAGCTTTACCAAGAATTCTTTCGTCTTGTATTGCTTTTTCTACCTGAGCTTCAACTTTTTCAGTTTCTGTTACTTCTTTGATTGCAGAAAACCCTTCAACATCCGTGTTGGACTCTTGTATAGGTTCTCCCATCGTTGGGCTATCTCCGGATGGTTCTTCCACAGATACTTCCTTTGTTTCTCCGATTTGAATGGCATCTTCATTTGGTATTACCACTTTTGTAACTTCTGGTGGTAATTCAATCAAAGGTTCTTTGATGTTGACTCTTACCGGTTCGTCACTAGGTGTTGTTAATTTTTTAGGAGTTTTCTTTTTAACTTTAAACTCACCTTCCTGTTTAACAGGTTCATTTGTTTTTGTTTCTTCTGACATAATAAAATATAATTAAATAATTGTTTACTTTCTACATGAAAGCCTGCATACCCGTGTCGGGTTGATTTTCAAAGTCTATAGGTAAGCCGTCGTTTTTTCTTTGGCTTATTAATTCACTTTGCTGGGAAGCTTCCATTTTGCTGCGATTGTCTTTGCGATCTTCAATAGCACCTTCTTTTTGCTGCACCATTTGAACGTCTATTTGTTTAAGCTGCATATCGTATTGAAATCTAGTTTGCATTTTTTGCGCTTCAAGCTGCGCCGCAATTTCCATACGCTGAATTTCCATTTGATTTTTAGACTGTTCAAACTGAACATTTGCGCCCATTATAGCTTCTTGCTTTTGTACCTCAGCCATCGCTGTTTTTTCTGCAGTGGCTGCTTGAGATTGCCCTTGAGCTGCAATGTTAGCTTGTTGATTTGCCTGATCTTGTTTGCCTTTTGCTTTGCGTTTTATTTTAAGCATTTGATTTGCTAACTTAAGATTCTTAATGTTTCTTAAGTCTATAGCATCTTCAAGATCAATTCCGCCTTGTTGCAGTGCAACTTGTATGTTATTTTCTAATTGGGCTTGTTCCTCATCGTCTGGTTCCAATTCTAAAAATATACCAAAATCATGAAGATTTAAGTTTACTATTTCGTCTAAAGTTTTAATGTTAAATGTAGATATAGAATTTTGTAGAGCACTTCTAGTTAGTGGAAATTCTAGTGCATCAGCTATTTTAAGCGCAATGTTTTCGGCTAGTTTAAGAGTAATGTAAAGGCTAGACTGATTAATGTGCCTAGTCGCTACATTGGATGCGTTAGCGGCCATTTTTTGCAGCCCTACTAATGAGTTTTTATCCATTGCGGTGCCGTCTCTAGCCTCGTTGAGCCCTGTTACATCACGTATCATTTGTAAATAATATTGATATGTTTGAATTAATGCTCCAATTTTAGCTTGACCTGAAGAGCTGTTAAGCTCTTGGATAGGTACTTTGCCTGGGTTCATATCACCATCTTGAGTAAGTGATCTACCAACTATCGAACCTGTTTGGAAATACATATTCAATGCTTCCGCTGGATTGTAATTAGTTCCGTTACCTAAATCAACTTCCGCAAGTCCGTCCATATCTAGGTAAACACCGTCTGGCACCATACGAGATAATACTTGTTGCAGTTTTAAATGTGTTAACTGAATCATATCAGCAAAGCCAATACATTTACTTACAATAGATTCAATGCGACCTTTGTACATTCTAGGTGCACATAAAGCGTAGTTCATTTCTACTTTAGTTGTATCAGCGGTAGGTCTAGACATGTTTTCTGCTAGCTCCCACTTTATCATTTCATTAGAGCCTAATACTTTCG